ATAAAAACAACTCTGGATTAAAAGATGGACTTAAAAAATATACTAGTCCAAAACTTAAATTCATCTATGGAGTAATTAATACAATTCTTGATCCTAATACTGGTGAACCTAGACTGAGATCGGATATTAACAAACCTCCGCACTGGAAGTATGCAAAGAAAGTGTATTTTGGTCTAACCCCATATCATATGCACGCTGGTGTAACTGCATCAAACTATAAGTATCATAAGCGTAAAGCGGGTTCTTCTTGTAAAAAGAGCATGAGTCTTGAGTCTAAGAATGCTGTTAAAAATCTTGATGATGTTCGTGAGATTCGAGAAGCAATGAAAGAGTCCGATAGGCACCTTCGTGAGTTCTGGAGAACTGCTCGGAAGATGATTGTTGAGGATGGTCTCCGTTAGTATTCAATGGGAAATACTCTTGTTAGTATTCATCGCCCAATACTCAATCATCCTCAAATTTTTTAGTTAGTATTCAGCCGCCAATATTTCTATTAGTATTCCGCCGCAAATACTCATAAAAATCAGTTGGTATTCAGCACGCAAAACTCTTGTTAGTTTTCATGTCGTAATATCCGTAAAGAAAAAGAGGGTTTTAGCACCCTCTTTTTTTGTGTCCTGTGCTATAAATATATCGGATGCCTTCGGGGTCCACACAATCTAATCTCGCTTACAAAGGAGAAGTACAATGGTAAACATTCAGAAGTTTCATACTGCTGACCTGAATTCGCTCGTAGATCGTATAAATAGGTACAGCATTGGTATGGATGATATTTTCGATCGCCTTAATCTAGTGGAATCACAGGGCAATTATCCTCCATATAACTTAGTTCAGGTCAGTAATACGGAATCTAGACTTGAGCTAGCACTTGCTGGATTCAAGAAAGAACAAGTACATGTCTACACACAAGACGGAAAACTCTTCGTCGAAGGAACAAAAGAAGACGAAGACACCGACACCAAATACTACCATCGAGGAATGGCTCAACGATCTTTCACCAGAACTTGGACCCTCGGTGAGGAGACGGAAATTAGATCAGTTAAATTTGAGAATGGGTTACTAACCATTGATCTTGGTAAAGTAGTCCCCGAACATCATCAGAGAAAGAACTGGTTCTAAATAAAGTATCGTCGCCGCTGACGGAGGGGGAACTGGCCAAATCCAGTTGATACCCCTCCTTTTTTATGCTATACTACTAAGAGGTAAATACTGACTATGAGCGTACAACTGGCACTACTAAAGTCTGGTGAGGAAGTCATCGCAGATATTAAGGAGTATCGTGACTCTGAAGATAACCTGGTATCTTACTTCTTTGGCGAACCTCACTGCATTAAAATTAATACACAGCAAGTCCTGCTTGAGGCAGAAGATGCACCACCGAAGCATGAGATTGTTTTCTACAAGTGGATGGGTCTATCAAAGGACAAAGATATTATTGTAAATAAGGATTGGGTGGTCTGCATTACTGACCCACTCGATGCGATTGTAGAATCTTATGGAAGGAGGAATGATGGAAGAAACCAATCTGGCGACGGACGAGATGATGTTGGAACCACCACAAGTGGAGGAACCGATGGGACCAGTGGTACAGGTTCTGTACTTAGTGAACAAGTTACTTTTAGTGAGTGAGATTGAGGAAGTTGGTGCTGACATCGGTATGCCCGATTGCAAACTGACTAATCCCTATTTGATTGAGAATGGAGAACTCACCCCCTGGTTAACTGATGTGACGGATGATGCGTTCGTCATGATGAGTTCTGATAAGATATTGACAATGGTTGACCCCAACAAAAAACTACTTGATGAATACGAGTCACTGACTAAATGAGATTCTATACTAATGTCTACCAGCGGTTTAACGAAATGCTGGTACGTGGATATGAGAATGGCAAACAATTCTCTTACAGGGAAGAGTTTGGACCAACCTTTTATGTGCCATCAAAGAAAGAGTCAAAGTGGAAGACACTTGATGGTGAGAATGTAGAACCAATCAAACCTGGTAAGATCTCAGATTGCAAAGAGTTTGTAGAGAAGTACAAGGACGTTCATGGATTTGCCATTTATGGTAATGATCGGTACGTTGCTCAGTATATTTCTGACAAGTATCCTGAGGATGAAATCAAGTTTGATATCTCCAAGATTGGACTCTACACGATTGATATTGAGGTTGCTGCTGAGGAAGGTTTCCCTGACGTACACAATGTATCAGAGGAACTCCTTGCCATCACATTGCAGGATGCTGCTACCAAACACATTACCTGCTTTGCCTCACGACCATTTAACAACACACGCAAGGATGTCACCTTTGTCCTGTGTGAGGATGAGTATAACCTTATCGATCGTTTCCTAGAATGGTGGCAACAGGTCTCTCCTGATGTCATTACAGGGTGGAACTGTGAACTGTATGATATTCCTTATATCGTAAGACGCATTGAGCGTTTGATGGGTGAGAAGGTTGTCAAGAAACTCTCTCCTTGGAACAATGTTCGTCAACGTGAGATTCAGATGCACGGTCGCCCACAGATTACCTGTGAGTTGGCAGGTATCAGTGTGATTGACTACCTTGACTTGTATAAGAAGTTTACCTATACTAATCAAGAGTCATATCGTTTGGACCACATTGCATTTGTGGAACTGGGTCAACGTAAGTTGGACCACTCTGAGTTCGATACCTTTAAGGACTTCTACACAGGCAACTGGCAGAAGTTCATCGAATACAACATCATTGACGTGGAACTTGTTGACCGTCTGGAAGACAAGATGAAACTGATTGAGTTGGCATTGACCATGGCATATGACGCCAAGGTGAATTATAACGATGTGTTCTTCCAGGTCCGTACTTGGGATGCGATTATCTATAACTACTTAAAGAAGAAGAATATAGTTATCCCTCCTAAAGAGAGATCTGAAAAAGATTCTCAGTACGCAGGTGCATATGTCAAGGAACCGATTCCTGGAAAGTATGATTGGGTGGTTAGTTTTGACCTTAATAGTCTTTATCCCCATCTTATTATGCAGTACAACATCTCGCCAGAGACCTTACAAGATACTCGACATCCTTCAACTACGGTCAACAAAATCCTTAATGAGGAACTGACTTTCGAGATGTATAAGGACTATGCGGTCTGTGCTAATGGTGCAATGTATCGCAAGGATGTCAAGGGTTTCTTGCCTGAGTTGATGGAGAAGATGTATGGAGACCGTGTTATCTTCAAGAAGAAGATGCTTGCTGCCAAGCAGCAGTATGAGAAGACGCCTACTAAGGCACTTGAAAAGGAGATCGCCAGATGTAACAACATTCAAATGGCGAAGAAGATTTCTCTTAACTCTGCTTATGGTGCTATTGGTAATCAATACTTCAGGTATTTCAAACTAGCAAATGCAGAGGCAATCACTCTGTCCGGTCAGGTATCTATCCGCTGGATTGAGAACCGGATGAATAAGCGTCTCAACAAAATTCTTAAAACTGAAAATGTAGATTATGTTATTGCTTCAGATACTGATTCCATTTATCTTAATCTGGGTCCTTTTGTTGATTGGGTATTCAAGGACCGAGAGAAAACTCCTGAGGTCATTGTCGATTTCCTTAATAAGGTCTGTGAAGTGGAATTTGAGCCTTATATTGAAAGTTCTTACCAAGCGTTGGCGGACTATGTGAATGCTTATGACCAGAAGATGCAGATGAAGCGAGAGAACATCGCTGACCGTGGCATCTGGACTGCTAAGAAGCGATACATTCTGAATGTCTGGGACAGTGAGGGTGTGCGCTATGCAGAACCCAAACTCAAGATTATGGGTATCGAAGCAGTCAAGTCATCTACACCTGCACCTTGCCGCCAGATGATTAAGGATGGTCTGAAACTTGTGATGAGCAGCACCGAAGATGATGTTATCAAGTTCATCGAAGATTCCCGTAAGGATTTTCTTAAGTTGCCACCTGAAGAAGTAGCATTCCCACGTTCAGTTTCCTCTGTGGATAAGTACAGGGGTAGCAATACGATCTATGCTAAGGGCACACCAATGCATGTGAGAGGGTCACTTCTCTATAACTTCTATATAAAAGAGCGTGGTTTGGAAAAGAAGTATGCCCTGATTAATAACGGGGAGAAGATTAAATTCTGTTACTTAAAGAATCCAAACCCAACCAGAGAGAACGTGATATCTTTTATTCAAGACTTCCCTAAGGAACTTGACCTTGCTCGATTCGTCGATTACGAAATGCAATTTAATAAAGCATTCTTGGATCCACTTAAAGTGATTCTGGATGCTATAGGTTGGTCTGTGGAGAAGAAAGTCAGTCTTGACAGTTTCTTCACTTGATTGATATAATAGACAAAACTCTGGGGTACAACTTTTTACGGAACATTAATGGAACTGCCTATCAACGACAAAGAACTGAATACTATTGTAAGCGCACTGCGATTGGGTGGTGATGCTGCACTTTATCAGAAGATGAAAAGCATCAAAGACATCAGGGAGCAGCATCCTGGTGGTGCGTATAAAAAAATTGCTCGTGAACAATTTGGATTTGTACTGTAATGGATTTATTAAAGGAAATTGTAAAAGAGATCGGAGATGACTACACAAAACTCGCATCCGATATTGATGACGCTGAACACTTTGTGGACACGGGTTCGTACATTTTTAATGGACTTGTTTCAGGGTCTA